AAATACAAAACTCAGTGCTACATTTGGCGGTTGGCAAAATGGTAATTCCACTGGTGCAAGTCCATAATAAACATCTCACCCTTGGTGTGTACAGATATATACTAAGAAATGTAAAACCTTAGGAGGTAAAACATGGCAGAGAAAAATATCGTAGATACTGCGATTATTCATCGTACAAGATATGAAATAGAAACGTTCGTGTTAGGCGAACATCCGCATCCTGCAAGACAGGCACAACTGCTTATCAATGAAATACGTAGAGTAAAAGCAGGAGTAGTTATTGAAAGCGGAGAACACGTTAAAGCCGGTTTAGAAGCTGAGCTTAAAATTTTAGAAGATATTCTAGCAGATATGAGTCAAAAACATGATGTTCCAGCATTGCTTGAAAACATTGAAACATATGAAGAGCAATATTGGGTAGACAGACTTGCCCGAATGGCGGCAATTGATATTTTGACCATTGGCAAAATCCAACCTGATCATATGAATCGTATCGCGGCTCTTAATGATACAGCCTTTGCAAACTGTGTGAAAACAACTGCAAATCTTGCCAAACTGTTAAATGATGGTGTTGTACAAGCAGAACGCCAACTTTCACAGGACATGGTTCCACAAGATATGATGTAGGTGATACATGGTAAGTGTACCTTCTACATATGTAAACAATGATGGTTATAGGATTGCAATATGTATTCCTGTAATGGATCAATGCAGTACAATGTTTACTAGAAGTTTAGCCAATCTTATGCATAAATGCGGACAGGATAGAAAGTCAGTTTCTATTCACATGCAGTATGGCAGTAACGTAACAATGCAGAGAGATGCTCTTGCAAGAGAGGCACTAGAAACATCAGCTGATTTTTTGATGTGGCTAGACAGCGACATGCATTTTCCTAGTGACACCATTGATAGGTTATTGAACAGGAAAGCAAAAATTGTTGGAGCTCCTTATACCACAAGAGTAAAACCAATTAGAAGTACTGCATTTAAAAGTGCCATGGACTATGATGCAAGATTGAATAGATCTGTAGATGGCGGTATTGAAAAAGTTGCGGCCCTAGGGTTTGGTTGTGTGTTAATTCACAGAGAAGTTTTTGAAACAATGAACAAACAAGATCCTAATGTAATGCGTAAATTAGATGTGGTAGATGCAGTCGTACATGATTATTCAGATCCTCCATGGTTCGGTGTTAAATACGATAGTAAGTCTGAGACAATGATGGGCGAAGACATTTACTTTTTTGAAAAAGCATCTAAGGCCGGATTTCAAGCATATGCAGATTTTGAACTTGCTCAAAGTATTGCACATGTAGGAAGTAAAGTTTATACTTTAAAGGACATCGAAGATGGAAACTGAACAATTAATGTGGAGACCAAACTGGAACAAACAGTTTGATATAAAACATTTAAAAGAAATTCGCGGAGAAACACCGGTATCACCTTGGCAACGAGTACTTGCAAGATGTATTTCTCCTTTTCCAAAACTGTATGTTGAAGACATCAATGACATGGAAACTGTCAATGTTATGGCAGAAGGATATGCAAACGAAGTCAGTCACATTTGGGTAATCAATGAAAATTATCCTATTGCTGATGATTTTCCTTGGCATTGGAGACCAGAAGGTACAGACACAAATTATGTTTATGAATTTCCTGTAGTCAGTTATAGAAGCAAACGCCCACTAGGTTGGGACGTGGTACGTTTAGTACCTACTAGCGGTAATCCAAAAAGTGTTATTCGCAGTAGAATTATTGCTGGATATGTTGACTCAGAATTTGATATTTGCTTCATAAGTTATCATGAACCTGAAGCAGACAGAAATTTCCAAAGACTAGCAGAAAAATATCCGGAAGCCCGGCATATTAGAAACATACGAGGAATTGGAAATGCATACAAAGAAGCTGGAGCAACCAGCCAAAGTGAAATGGTATGGATAGTAGACGCAGATGCAGTAATAATGGATCACTTTCGTTTTGATTTTGTGCCTCCTAAAAGCAAACGAAAGAACACAACATATTGCTGGCGTGCCCGTAATCCTATCAATGGATTGGAATACGGCTTTGGTGCAGTAAAATTATTTCCAAGACAACAGTTGATGAAACTAGGTAACAAAATGCCCGATTTTAGTACCAGCGTAGCGTTTTTTCAACCAATTGATCAGGTTAGTAATATAACTGCATTTAACAAAGATCCATATCGTACATGGAGATCAGCTTTTAGAGAATGTGCTAAACTCTCAAGTAACATTATCTCCAACAGTAAAGTTGACGAAAATACTGAACGGTTAGATACTTGGATGAACATCGATAATGGTGCTCGTTTTGGCAGATACGCATTGCGTGGAGCCAAAGAAGGTGCTGATTATGGAAAGAAACATGCAGGAAGTCCAGACCAACTCGCAATGATCAACGACTTTGATTGGCTTAAAAAGGAATTTTTACAGTCGATGAAAAAGAAACTAACTGTTTAAGCTAGAGATCCAATCGGGGCCATTTGTATTAGAATTTCTTTTATAGATGGTCCCAATTTTTTTGACCATAGTTTTATCATACAGAATATTCTTGCTACCTGGATGTAATGGTCTAGGCCAGTTACCTATTTTAACCCAACAATAACCATCACTTTCGTTGTTCAACAATGGAACAAATTCTTCGTATACTGCAACCACAAATGTGTTGTAGGTAAACTCTTTGTTTTTGCTGGTAAAAATATGCAAAGGATGTACTTTTTGTACATCAGGCAACATGCCTATTTCTTCTTCTAATTCACGTAACAGAGTTTCAATGGGTCTTTCATCTGGTTCAGCTTTGCCTCCCCAAAATGCCCATGTTCTAGGATGTGTGTTGTTTTGACTTCTTTGCTGTAAACAAATTCTACCTGTGTCTAATGCAAGTATCAAACAACCAGATGCTTGTATCAAATGTAGATTCTCCAAAATCCTGGTTTATGTCTAGATTGCCAAGCATGTACCCAAATTTCGCCATTGAAGTAATACAACTGATTGTCGGCTGTATTGGTTACATATTGTGCAGTTGAACCATTTGCACTGGCGTCAAAGCTGACTACCCAACCAAATCCATTATACTCAATAATATCACCTTTTCCAGCAACGCTGGCCCAAACTGATGAATTGTCATTGGTTGTTTTATCAGTTAATATATATCGTTGTCCTGCGGCCGCCGCCGGCAATATTCCATCTCCAGGATAATTTGCTTGAGGATTTACAATTCTATCTACTGTGGATTGTGTGGTTGCTGGTAGTGTGTTAGTATCTATAGTAAAGGTTAATTGGTTGACATTGCCTGAATCATATGCGATAGTACCAATCACATCACTGTCATCATCGTCTGGTGTACCTGCTAAACGCAATCTAAGTTGACTGTATCCATCATTGATTCTTCCTATAGGCGCCAATGTTTTTTCCCAATCAAGTGTTTCACCTTCGCTGTCCACAGTGGTTGTATTTTGGTTTTGTAATTTTACTGTGGTTGCATCTGTGATTTCAATCCAATATTGACTTGGAGTAATTACTGTGTATGATAAACTATCATAAGTGTAACTTTTCTTTTGTTCAAATAGATCCACTTGGTCTTCGTCCATTGTGTAAAGTTTTGTTAGAATAGTGTGTATAAGTTTACTTCTGTTGAATTTTGCAGGAGGTGTTAGATACACCAAACTTCTAAATTGTAAAGTAGCAATTTCAATTACATCTTCTGTTCCAACAGGTTGTTGTCTGCTTGTAAATTGTATGTTTGTTAATTCATTATAACTTAGAGCTGTCCAATCAAACGGATTTTTACTGCTATGCAGATCAATGAGTGGATCAAACAGTATTAGCAACTGTTCTAATAGCTGTAGTTTTTGATCTGTGTTACTGGTCCAAACATCTACATTAATATCTAACATATAAGGCACAGGTGCATGTTTTGTAATTTGATATGTGTTACCAGGATTAGTGGTGTAATCTCCGGTTGCTTCATTGAAATCTTTTTCATATATTGTTTCACTTTTCTGAAACCCAGAATGCATTCTGCGTGTTGGATCCTGTTGCATTCCAGTGATATAACAGGTGATTTGCGGAACACTCAGCATTTTGTTTTCTGAATTTTCACGCATTATTGCCGCCGCCATGCGTGTTGGATCTCCGTATTTTGCTGGCACCGTTCTATATATTGGATCGCCATTATCGCCTTCGCCAATTTGTACACTAAAGTTAGAAAACATTCGTACGAATTGGATCAAGTGTCTTCTCATTTGTTTGTCATAAAAATAGTTCATTACGTTGTCTTCTTAGTTTTTGCTACTGTGTTCAATGATTGCCTTACATCAAACTCTTCATTGTTTACACTATCTTTGCCTAGTTGATTTACAAATTCATCAACTGATCCAAAAGTGTTTCTATCCCATGTGTTTTCGTTTATGTTATCATAAAGTCTAACCCATTTTGCACCACGTCTTACAAACAATCTGTTTGGATCAAAATCTGTACGTAAGAAATAATCGCCTTGATTTGGATTTGCTGGAAAACTTAATCCACTTGCTAGGCTTTCGCCGTATGCCCAATCAGTGCTAGGATTGGCATTATCTGATGTGGTATATAGATGACTGGTATCATAATTACCACCACCTGATGCTTCAGCTTCTTCAACTATCTTTTTGTTGACATCCATTTCTGCATTGTATGTGCTTACAAGACTTGCTAGACTGTTTTCATCTTCGTTGCTACCAAGTAGATTACTGTATTCTTGTGCATCATTCAATGGTGCCAGTTTAACTCTCCAAATATGTGGATACCATGTTTGTGAAAATCCTTCACTGCCACGAGCGGCATCTGTTACACTATAAAATTTTGGTATTGGTGCTTTGCTTTGATCAAGTGCTAGTTCATCTAATAGATGTGGTAATTCAACAACATCACCTGCCATCAATCTACGACCTAATTTTGAAACCATATCATTCATATGGAATGTCATAAACAGAGTATCATTGGTTAAGAATAATCCAAATTGTGATAAATCAAAGTCTGTGTCAGCAACATTGTATACACCACGTAATTCATATATGTCTGGATCATACACACGATCTCTGTTTTCTAAAAATAGTATATCCTGTACATCTAGCTCACTGATATCCGGCTCTACGTTAGTAAGGTTACCATTAGCATCCGTGGTACTACTATCAGTATACTTAGGCTGGGTTTTGTCGTCTTGATCCGCTACATCTTGTGGCCCAATGTACTTGTGTACTATTACACCCACTCCGCCAATGTCAAATTGTTCGCGAATTGTTTTATCCATAAAATAGAAATCATTTGTCTTTGTTGGTTTGTAAAGCGATAATCTAGGCATCTTTGCTGTCCTTTATTTCTTCTAGCATTGATTCTAGAATATCTATATGGTGCGGATTTTCTGGACCCATGTCACTGCCTGTTAAAAATTGTATGTCTTTGTCTGCAGGTATATCTGCTTCTAATACTCTAAGGAAAGTTTCACTGCCTATTTCATCTACCCAAGATAAATTGCCAGCATATAAACCTACACTGGTGAAATCATATGATTTTATATTATCTACATTTACATTTGCCAGTGGTTTATTGTACAACATGAATTCTGCGTTTGCACAGTTTACATCTACAATGATTGGTGATATATCCCAATCATCAAATTCATCATCATCAAAATTAGGCTGTGCTATAAAATGTATATTCTCTTTGGCTTCCATCAACAGTAAAAGATTATGCATTGCATCTTCGCTTACTGGTTTATCTTGTAGCATATCACTTCCAACCATAAAAGGCATGTTTACCATTAATAAATGTGTGAAACCTTTTTGTTTAAAAATTGCTAGGTAATCTCTTGGATCTTTACTGCCTATTGCATTAAGCCCATCTCCTGCATCTTGTAAATCAAGACTGGACGATTTTTCACCCATAGGAATCAATGAAGTGTTAAAACACGACCCAATCCACAATGTGTCTGCTTTTTCAATACCCAACTTTGCTAACTGGTTTTGTGTGTACGGTTTTAAAATAGCACCTAGTTTGTTGTGTGTATCAATGTTAATTTCGGGTAATCCCCAAACAATAGCACCAAGTTTCATCGATAGATCTCCATATACTGTATTTACCGATTGACAAAACTAACTAGTGTATGTTACTATAATAGAAACAAACATAGGAGTGTAACCATGGCTAGCGGAGTTAAAGTCAGAAAAAAGAAGAAATCATCAGCACCTAGACGCGGAACTAGAGGCTTACAAGCACCTAGTTTTGATAATTGGGAACAGTTGGATGGAAAACAATTTCACAGATTGAAAACAACTGTGCATGATTTCTATTATATGAACTACAAATACAACGATAATGTAGAACATGCGTTTACATGGATGAAACAGAACGGCTATACAAAAGACGATATAGCAAGTGTTAGAAAAGCCGGCAAATATCAAATAGTGCTGGGGATTCAATGTAAGTTACTGCTAGATGGTTGTCCTGATTACAATGAAAAAGAACAAGAGTATTGGCAGTCATGTCCTGGTACCAGTGGTGACCTTACGCCAATGACTGAATGGATTAAAAAACGTATAGGAGAGCTTATTGAAACAGGCTCAACTATGATTGAGGAAAAGAAAGAAGAAGAAAAGAAAACTAAAAAAGGTTATGTTCCTACAATACAAGAACGTTTAGAAGAGGCCGCTGAAGAAAAAATTGAAGACATAGAAACTTGGATTGATGAGTTTTTAATTGATCCACAGAAGAACAAACTCAAAGACAAAAACATTCTGCAAACTCTCAAACGTGTAGGCACTAACTTGGGACATGTTAGATTCATGCGTAAATGGTACATAGGTCCATTAGAAGAATATCGTGAACTAGACAGTTTGCCTGCTCCAAACAAACGTGATGAAATGCAAAAGCAATTAGAAGAAGGTTATGATCATCTAAACAAAGCACAACGAAAAGATGCTCTACAGTTTTATGAAAGATTGTTTCAAGCATTTGATATACTGTTGGCTGAAAACAAACACAACAGAATAGTCAGAAAGCCTAAGCAAAAAACTGCCGCCGAACAGGTTAAAAAACTGAAGTATAAAGTATATGACAGTGACTTTGGTGTAACCAGTAAAGAACCAGCAGAAATTATTGATTCAACTATGTTGGTGGTGTTTAACTGTAAAACACGAAAACTTGGCATTTATGTGCCTGAAACACATGCAACTCTTAAAGTGAAAGGTACAACAATACAGTTCTTTGATCCACAACGTAGTGTGCAAAAAACTATTAGGAAACCCAAAGAAGTATTGTCGCAATGGAAAAAGATCACAAAACACAAGGTACCGAAGCAATTTGAATATCTCAAAACAACTGAAACCAAACTCAATGGTAGATTCAACGCAGAAACAGTGATA